GTATGAAGCGTAGATCTAGCACATCAAATTTAGGAAGGCTGGACAATGTTGTTAACCATTCTAATTTTGAGATTGTGGAGGGCGAAATAGCGGACTCTGGATGTGTCTATTCCTTGGTGGACAGCATACGTCCAGATGAAATTTATAACCTTGCCGCACAGTCGCATGTTGGAACCTCCTTCGAGCAGCCCGACTATACCTTTCAGGTTAACGCTCTGGGACCGCTTTATTTTTTGGAGGCGATTAAACATTTCTCATTGGATTCAAGGTTTTATCAGGCATCTACGAGCGAGATGTTTGGCAAGAACTACACTCTATGCAAGGGCGTGAAGCACCAGTGCGAAGAAACTCCGTTTATGCCGCAAAGCCCATATGCTGTCGCAAAAACAAATGCACATCATCTTGTGCGTATCTATAGAGAAGCTTATGGAGTTTTTGGATGTTGCGGCATTCTTTTCAATCATGAGAGCGAGCGGAGGGGGGAGAACTTTGTCACCCGTAAGATTACCAAGTGGATTGGAGAATTTGTAAATTGGATCGAAAGGTGTGGGAGAACCACACGAGACTTACGTCCTGAAGACGATGAGATATTTTTTAGCAATTGGCTTTACGACGAGAAGGCCATCCCCCGTTTTCCAAAACTTAGACTAGGAAACCTAGATGCCTACCGGGACTGGGGCCATGCAGCAGATTATGTTAAAGCTATGTGGCTCATGCTTCAGCAGGACAAGGCTGACGACCTTGTTATTGCTACCGGCAAGACCTATTCCATCAGAGAATTCCTTGATGAGGCGTTTTCCCATGTGGGCGGCATAAAGGGCTGGGAAGACCTCGTGGTCGTTGACCCTAAGTTCTATCGCCCTGCTGAGGTGGAGTACCTTAGAGGCTCTCCTGCGAAGGCTAAGGAGGTTCTAGGGTGGGAGCCCGAGATAGATTTCAAGACTCTGGTAGCGGAGATGATCCGCAACGACCTTCATGTATCGTAGGGACTGGAATGAGCCAGCTTATGCCAAGTGGCGTAAAGATATCAGAAAGAGAGACCGGCAAAAGTGTCAATGGCCCGGATGTGGGTCCAAGAGGCGACTTGAGGTTCATCACATAAAGAAGTGGTCAGACAACCCGGCTTTAAGATATTCGATTAATAACGGAATAACTCTTTGTAAAAACTGTCACCAAAGGATTAAGGGTAGCGAAGAAAACTATGAGGTTTTTCTTTTAAAACTACTAGAATGGAATGCAAGAAAATGACAAGAGATACGATGGCTGAAGAACATGGCGAAGAACTTCTGTTTCTTTCAGAAGATTATTTTGACGAGGCCATTATAGGCATTACCTATAATAGTCAGGTTGTTTACGATATGGATCGCATGGTAGAGCTACATTCCGAGAACAACGATTGCGATAACGAAGAAGCGATAGAGTATTTAAGCTTTAATACTTGGACTGCCTATGTTGGAGATCTGACCCCCGTCTTCGTAAGAGGCAAGCTAGCATGAGTCGCTTTACCGTCATCCGTGACACAAGAGAAAAGAAGGATCACGGATGGTGGTTTGAAGAAGATGCCTACTGCGTAGGAACCGAGGTAACGAAGGTCGATATTGGCGACTATACCATTAAGGACAAAGAGCACCTACTGTGTATAGAAAGAAAAGAGTCAGTTGCGGAGCTTGCAGGAAATTGTGGTGAGAAAAGATTTTTGCGGGAACTAAAGGCTATGTCCTCTTTTCCGCACGCCTTTCTGTTACTGGAGTTTTCTTGGCATGACATGGAGCAGTACCCCGTAGGTTCGAAGGTTCCTAAGAGCAAGTGGTCCAAAATAAGGATTAAGGGTAAATACATAATGCGAGTCTTGACATCCGCCATGGTGGAGCATGGGATTAAAGTAGTGTGTTGCGGCGACAAGAAAAGAGCCGAGGAGATGGCCTTTAACATCATGAGAACGGTTAACAATTATTATGTATAACGTAGAATCTCCCGAGCATGCTTGGCTCAATATAACAAAAGCAGACCTTGAGGATATATCCTCGCCACTTAGCGGCCTTACCCAAAAGGAGAAGGACAATCTCCATATCCATGTTTTGCGTATAATGTGCGACCCTCGGTATTTTCAATGGACTGTCAAGAAGCTTCTAAATGTAGAACTTCTTCCAGAGCAGGTTGTTATACTCCGAGAGTTGTGGACTAAGGCGTTTCCCATGTATATCGCCAGTCGTGGTTTCGGGAAATCTTATCTTCTTTCCGTTTATAGCATTTTGCGATGCCTTCTCCTTCCCTCTACTAAGATCGTGATCGTAGGCGCTGCTTTTAGACAGAGCAAGGTTATCTTTGAGTATATGGATACCATTTGGAAAAATGCCCCAATATTACGTAGCGTTTGTTCTGACAATAGCGGACCCCGTCGCGACGTAGATAGATGCACCATGAGAATCAATGATAGCTGGGCCATGGCAGTTCCTTTAGGGGATGGTAGCAAGATAAGAGGCTTGCGTGCCCACACAATTATTGCTGACGAATTCAACAGTATTCCCGTCGATATCTATGAGACCGTAGTCGCGGGCTTTGCCGCAGTATCTGCCAACCCGACCTATAATGTCAAAGAGGCCGCCAAAAGGAATGCGCTCCAAAAGTCTGGCGATTGGAACGAAAGCATGGAAGACAACTATCAGGATCGCCAATCCAACCAATCCATCATCTCAGGAACCTGTGGGTATGGTTTTGAGCACTTTGCATCTTACTGGAAGAAGTACAAATCCACAATACAAAGCCGTGGGGATTTTAAAAAGGCGGCCGAAGACGCTGGTGATGAAATTGATGAAATCCCCGACTACATGAAAAGGCTAGACTGGAAGGCATTTTCCGTTATTAGAATTCCCTATGAGCTTATTCCAGAAGGATTCATGGACGATCAACAAGTTGCTCGCTCTAGGGCCACGATGCACAACGGTATTTATCAGATGGAATACGGTGCATGCTTTACATCAGACAGTCAGGGATTTTTTAAACGTAGCCTTATTGAATCCTGCGTGGCGCATGACCGCAATTGCCGACTGTCAGGGTGGCCCGGCTGGTGTCCAGAACCGTTTGATCCTACCACTCGCGGAGATCCCAATGGCAGGTATGTGTTTGGAATTGACCCAGCTTCAGAACAAGACAACTTCGCTCTTATAATAATAGAAATTCACCTAGAGCATCAAAGAATTGTTTATTCGTGGACAACCAATAAAAAAGACTTTCAGAGCCGCAGGCGTATTGGCCTCACCGACGCCAACGACTACTACGGTTTTTGTTCTAGGAAAATTAGGGAGCTTTATAAAACCTTCCCCTGTGTTCGCATAGGTATAGACTCACAAGGAGGAGGCTATGCTCTTGCGGAAGCTCTTGGGGATAGCGACAAGATGATAACGGGAGAAAGACCCATCCTTCCTATTATTGAAGATAAGAAGGAGAAGGACACGGATACTATCGCGGGAGATCACATAATAGAGCTAATTAACTTTGCTAAAGCTGAATGGACTTCTCAGGCAAACCATGGTCTTCGAAAAGACATGGAAGACAAGATCCTTCTCTTCCCTCGATTCGACACCCTTAGCCTTAGCATTATGAGCGAGAAGGACAAGATTTCTTTTAAACAGCTGCGGGACAAGCTTGGTGAGTCAAACGCGCTTAGGTTATATGATACCCTTGAAGACTCGGTCATGGAGATCGAAGAGCTTAAGAATGAGCTAGTGACAGTCATTCTGTCATCGACGGCGACTGGAAGAGAGAGGTTCGATACCCCTGAAATTAAGCTGGAAACAGGCAGGAAGGGGCGTATGAGAAAAGATAGGTATAGCGCTCTGGTCATTGCCAATATGATAGCCAGACTTATCCATCGAGAGATCCCTCCCCCCACATATAGCAATATAGGAACAGTGATCAAGCCGGGCATATTTCAAGTAGACCCTTCTAACCAGATGTATGTGGGACAAGAATGGATGTCGAGTGTAAACTCGAATGTGTGCTTCGGAATTAACAGGAACCCTCAATAGTTGGTGTAAATATCAATAGCTATTGTTTTGCATCGCAATAAGTATTAAAAAAGGTAACAGGATAAATGGCATCAAAAAAATACCCCAAGAGTGAGTCGGACGCCCAAGAAAGCAGGAAGAGTGAACCAGCCTATATAAGCTGGGAGGGCAGCAAGGAAGACCGCGAGAAGGGTCTTGCGATGTACGCCGAAGCGGTTCAGGAATTCTCAGCTGCCTCTTATTCTTCTAGAACGCGAGACTTCTCCGATCTAACCACCTATATGAGCTCACGCCCCGGCCTAAGAAACTCAGACTATGATTTCTTTAGACCCGACCAAGCGGTTCCCGAAAAGTCCAAAGATATCATAGCATTTGCCAGAACTGCTTACCGACGAATTGGCCTTATAAGAAACGCTATAGATCTTATGGGCGACTTTGCTTGTCAAGGAGTAAGGCTTGTTCACAAAAACAAGAGGGTGGAAAGATTCTATAATGATTGGTTTGATCGGATCAACGGCAAGCAAGTTTCTGAAAGACTTTGCAATCTACTCTTCAGAGAAGCCAATGTTCCCATAAGTATGAAGACAGCCAAGATAAACCGCAAGAAGCGAGAGGAGATGCAAAAGTCTATTGCCTCTCCCGATCTTGTCATGAACCTAAATGATAACAACCTCATGAAGAATGAGATTCCTTGGGAATACACCTTTGTTGATCCGCTAACCGTTGAGGTGGTGGGTGGCCCTGTGGCCGGGATGATAGGTGAGCGCCAATATATTATAAAGCTTCCTAAGAAAATCGTAAACATGATCCGCAAACTTAGGAATAGTGTGGACCCCTTGGAAGCGGCTCTCGTAAGCCGTATTCCGGCAGAGATTATAGCTGCGGCTGAATCCAATCGCGGCATTCGAATGGATCCCGATAAAACATTTGTTTATTTCTACAAAAAGGACGACTGGCAAGAATGGGCCGACCCCATGACGTATTCTTGCTTTAACGATCTAATTCTTTATGAAAGACTCAAGCTTGCTGACAAGACAGCTTTAGACGGAGCCATTTCTAAGATCCGTATTTTCAAGCTTGGTAGCTTAGATCACAAGATCGCCCCTACCCCTACGGCGGCTTCTACCCTACAGCATATTTTAGGTGCTAATGTTGGCGGGGGCACCACAGACATTATTTGGGGCCCAGATATAGAGCTACTAGAAACTAATACGGACGTGCAAAGATTTTTAGGCGAGGAGAAATACCGTCCTACCCTAATGGCCATTTATGCTTGCCTTGGCATTCCCCCCACCCTTACTGGCACCTTTGGAGCATCTGGCACCACAAACAATTTTATCTCCCTAAAGACCCTAACGGAAAGACTTAATTATGTAAGAAATATTCTGTTAGATTTTTGGAACACCCAGCTAAGAACAGTTCAGTCTGCTATGGGGTTTCGCTTCCCCGCACAGGTGGAGTTTGATTACATGTATCTTGATGACCCGGCCTCTGTAGCAAACCTCCTTCTAGCCATGGCCGATAGAAATATCGTGAGCGACGAGTTCGTCCAACGACATATTAAGGCTCGACCCGAAGTTGAAAGTCGACGGGTGGCTGATGAAGAGAAGAGAAGAGTTAGTAAAGACCTTGAAAAGATTAGCCCCTATCACTCGGTTGATAAGCAATACGGTCTACAAAAGATTTCATTGCAAACAGGGGTGGTTTCTCCGACTCAGGTTGGCGTTAAGCTGCAAAAGAAGAAGGGGGACCACGCCGCCCTTGACATGAGAAAGCCTAGCGGTCCCGGTGGCGGAAAGGCCCCAGATGACAATGGGCAGTCAGAAACGCCGGGAAGACCTAAGAATACTCGGGATAGTGAGACTCGCAAGAAAAAGGAATTCAAGCCTAAGACTAAGGCAGTCGTAGAGCTTTGGGCGAAAGACGCTCAGACAAAAATA